TCCAAAGTTCTTATAAGGAGTATAAGGACAAGCTGAAAGAGCTCTATGGTGAGGAAGCTCATAATGCTATCGTAGATTCTATCGCCAAAGAAAAGTGCAAGGACATCAGTATCTCTGCTAATGGAGGTTGGTACGATTCTTCTCTCGATTTTGGTGAAAGCATGGAGCCAGAAGTCTCCCGCACTTTCTACGATAGCTTTTCACAAAGATATTTTGAGTCGACCATCGAGAAGGTCATTCAGGCTGAGTACCATCTGAACCGCAATTTCATGTTTGCAGGTGTTATTCCTCTAAATGATTTTTACGAGTTTCTCGGACTTGAAAAGACGGAACTCGGAGATGCCGCAGGATGGTCAAGCTGTAATGGCTATATTTATTGGATCGACTTTAACCATCACCGACTCACTTTGGATGACGGCATGGAGATATATGTTATCGACATGGTTTTTGAGCCTACAGCTGAGTGGATGGAAGATCTGTAAGTTCGCAAAAAATACATTTCACTTTATGAAAACGAAAAGGAGGTTTCGCTTTATGAATAATGCAAAATTGGTTAAAATCCTGGGTCTTGTCGCTACCGCAGTAGGTATGGGGGCTACGCTCCTCACTGACTGGGTGAACGAGAAGAAGATGGAAGAAAAAATTGATGAACGCATCAATGAGAAGCTTGCCGCACTTA